ATGATTGGTCGTTGCTTGATGATATATCATTTAAATATATACAGCCAACAACTACTACTACAACTACTACCACATTACCTCCTCCACCAGAGCCTGAGCCTGAAGTTGCACCACCCGAACCTGAAACATTTGTTGTTGTTCTTGATGATGGTACTGAGGCTGAGTATGAACAGCATGAAATAGATGATGGTACTGTAGAGAGAGATAACGAACGTAAAAAGAATTATGAAATATATGGTGTAGAATTAACTGACGAACAAATTGAGAGAGGAGATTTAGAACAATATGATATTGAAATCATTGATGACGAAGATATGGTTGAGGACAGAGAAGAGCTTTCTGATGATGTTGATATACCTGATGTTAATGAAGATAGACATCAAGATGAACCCGAACATGAAACTGAAGAAGAAAGAAATATTGAAAAGGAAATTCAAGAGTTTAATGAAACAGTCCTTGAGGTTGAAGAATACTTAGATACCTTTGAAGATATAGAAATTGTTATAATAGAAGAGATAGAAGATATCGTAATTGATATAGAAGAAATAATTATAGAGGAAGAAGTTAATGAGTTGGACAAAGATGTACTACGAGATGACTCCGAGACAGAGGAAGAAATTCCGCAAGAAGATGAAATCGTGGAAGTACAAATTGAAATTATTGAAATAGAAATAGAAGAAGACTTAACAGATGAAGAAGTTGAAGAAGCCATTGAAGTATATGTGCAAGAACTCGACACCGAAGAAGTTATAGAAGTTATAGAAGAGGTCAATGATATAGGTGTGCAAAACCTAGACCAAGCTACAGAAAAAGTACAAGAGATAGTACAAGCTGTTGTTGAAGAAGCTATAGAAGAAATAGAAGAACTTACTGAGGAACAAGTGGAGGTTGTTGCAGAAGTATTACAGGTACAGAAAGAAGATGTTGAGATTATTGCAGAGGCAGTAAAAGAAGATGAAGTTGTTGCAGTAGCTGTTGAAGAGTATGTTGAGAGAGCTGTAGAAAATGCAGATGTAGAAAACTACACACTCGCTGACGTTGTTACAGAGGTACAGTTTGAAACATTCTTAGATAATCCAATAGAAACATTTGTTGATATAGATTTAACAGAAATTAAATTATCAAGCATTGGAGATGACATGACTTCAGACCAAAAAGAAAAAGCACAAGAAGTGGTAGTGCCAGTTATTTTGACTAGAATAGCTACTATGGCAGCATTTATGTTTAGGAAAACATTATGATAAAAAAACTATGGACTTGGTTAGTTGAAGCTATAAAAGAAACATTGAATTTATCATGGACTTTAGTTGGTTTAGTTATTGCTACACTTACCCTTACAGGTAGTGCTCAACAAATAACAGGACTAGCTACAGTAATAACACTTGCTGTCTGGTTACTGACTATAGGATTTAGAAAGTAATGTGTAGAACATTTAAGCATCCAAATGGATACACAAATGTTTCTATATGTAATTGTAAATATGGAGGAGAATCACATGGAACTAACAGTAGTAAGGACACAATTCGGAACTGACGCAACCAACGGAATATTGTTGATTAATGGACAGTTCGAATGTTATACATTAGAAGACCAGTATCAAGCAGTAAAAGTTATGCATGAGACATGTATACCAGAAGGTAAGTATGATATTGAATTTAGAAAGACAGGTGGATTTCACGCCAAGTATTCAGAAAGATATAAGAATGCACATTATGGTATGTTGCATGTACAAGACGTACCTAACTTTACTTATATACTAATTCATACAGGCAACACAGACGAACATACATCAGGCTGTCTTATAGTTGGAGAAACACAACAAGACTTAGAAATATCTAAAGATGGTTTTGTAGGTTCAAGCACAGTAGCTTATAAAAAAATGTATGCAAAAGTAGCTAATCAATTACTTCAGGGTAAGAAAGTTACAATAGAATATACAACCATACAAAACTTGCTTGACAAACCTGCAGAACAATCAGATGTTTATGAGAAGTTACAAGAGATAAGTGGAGAAATCAAAGTTTTGAATGCTAAACTTAGTGGTAGGAATATAACATAATGTCAGATTTATTTGAAAAAAATAATAGAAGAAGAAACCAAGACGGCACATTTAAGAAAGATGTGGGGTGGACTCCTTGGAATGAAGCATGGAGTTACAAAATGAGTGAAGAACTCAAAGATATGCTAGAGAGAACAGTATGGACATTCATTGAAGCGTTCATAGGTGCTTTAGTTGTTGCTCCACTTGCAGGAGTAGACGCTGATTCATTACAATTAGCTGCTATTGCAGGTGGCGGTGCAGCTTTAGCTGTTGTCAAAGCATACGCAAAAAAACAAATTAGTAAATAATTTTATAGCAAAGCCGTGGGTGTTATCCTTTCTACCACGGCTGTTGCTGACTTAATTAAAAAGGTATATCACCTTTATCAAGAGTCTTAATATCTGGTAACTTCATACCATTAGATACTGCTGCAAAATCTTTCCAACTCTCTGGTGTAGCTTTGTTATCCATCCACCATGACTTAGCAAATACTTTTCCATCTACTGTATCTCCACCTACACATTGACCCATCATGCTACATCTAAAGTCAGGTCCTTTAGGGTTTCTTTTTTCGCTTGTTGGTATGTAGTTCACTGTGCATTGTTTATCACAAGGACACAAAAGACCTGTGTCATCCATAGCTAGTTTTCCATTACTATGTTTGTCTCCTTTTCTATCACCAAAACCAGCGTCCTTTATTTGTTGTACAGGAGAAGTGGAGGACGGAGGCGTAGCCTTTTTCCCATCCCCCTGAGCAATGTCCTTCTCCTCATTTTTGGTTGGCATTGGCGGTTGCTTACCCTTTTTAACCTTACTCATTTCTTCAACACTAGGTCTTGCTTTACCTGAACCTTGATACTTATAATTAGCCAACGCTCTACCAATCGCAGATGTTTCACAGTTTTCTACCCAAGCATCTTCATTTGCAAATCCGCCTTGCCCTTTAGTTTCTTGAGCTATACCTGATGTAACAGGAAATACCTCTCCTTCTTCTCCAGTAAATATCTCTGCTTTGATAGTTACACATGTTCCATCATCAGTGATGTGTACCACTTGTGTATCTATTCTTCCATTAGGATAGTCTGCCCAAAACTTTTTGAGCCTATCCTCAACCATTTCATAGTTGTCCTGCCAAGCCATTTTTACTCCTTTGTTATATTTATTCTTCTTCTTGACCAATGTCGCTTAGGTTTGTTACACCTGTTCTGATAGGTACATGTTTATACTTACCATCTTTCTGTTGTATTACAAGATATGGTATTGAACCAACCCCTGCAAACTCAACAGCTTTGACATTAGTTTCTTTTACTTTCGCCATTTTATTCCTCTAGGTTAACAAGATACTCCGCAGTAACTCCTTTGGAAGGTTTCACAAACAAACAAAATTGTGAAGGTCTTCCCATACTTGCAAGTTGCTCTTGTGCATAACTGTTATAACTTTCAGTTGAGCCATTTACCCATACACGAACATCATTGATATACAAAGATGTTGGAGTATGGTAATGACCACAGACTGCATGGGTGAAGTTTTCCATTAGACCTTGTGATGCTAATGCTTTCCACCCAAGTATTTTTTTGTTGTAACCATAGAAAGGAAGCCCCATACTTCCACGAATGTTATCACCATGGAAACAGAAGAACTTAGCTTTTACACCTAAGTCAGCTACTGTATACCAATGATTGTCAACACCCTCTGGTATATGGAACTTTATTCTTTTTTCATTTGCAAACATAGTGTCAAGTATCTTACCTAACATTCTGTCTGCATTTGTTTCAGGATTATAATCACGTCTAGACCTACCGCCTAGTGCTCCATGATTTCCTATAACCCAGTAACACTCTACTTCATCAAACTCTTGTAATAGAGTTGTAAAAAATGCATACAATATTCTTGGACCATCTACTGTAACTTGTCTATATAAAGAACTATCAATTAAATGTGACTGCCCTGGAAATATAAGCTCTCCCTCTACAATATCTCCTAGTGCAAGAACTACACATTTGTTTACATTGTGTGATTGTCTTTGAATCTTAGTTAATTTGACTATACGATTGGCATACTCGATAACTCTCTTCTCTGCAATCTTACTGTCATAGTCTGGGGTTCGCTTTGCTAGTTGAATATCTGAGAGCAACGGCACACAAATCTCGGTGTCCTTAGTCTTTTTATTGGGGATTGTTGTTTTAGATATTTTAGGAAGGGTTAGAGTGCTCATACCATCACGAGCACCTTGATATACAGCTTCTATTAGGTCTGCTTTCTTGTCTTTGAGTTTGTCTATTTGTCTAAGCAATCGTTCGTTAGTGTTCTTAAGGTCTTTTATCTTATCGCTTTCAGCTTCAGCGATTAGACTAGCTAGTTGTTTATCCGTTTTT